TAAAATAAGAGACAAAATATATCAGAGGGCAAGAGAATCTAGGAATGAAATCTCTAAACGATTTCCATTCTGGCGTGAGATAGACGCTAAACTTACTACCTATATCTCTCTTAAAGATAAAGAAGAGGAGCTTAAAACTAAGGATCCTAATAAACCTATTTCAATAGTATTTCCTTATTCCTATTCAATGCTTGAAGCTTTGCTAACCTATCTCTCAATGGCTTTCTTTCAAGATCCAATGTTTCAGTATGAAGGTGTAGAAGATGATGATACTATAGGTGCCATGCTAATGGAGTTGGTAATAAGACTTCATTGCATAAAGACTAAGGTAGCTCTTGCTGTCCATACAGTCTTACGTGACTCATTAAGTTACGGAGTAGGTATTGGAATACCTGAATGGACAATGAGATATGGAAAGAAACCTATAAGGTCATCTATAATTACTCAGTCTGATTTAGGAGAAAGTACTCAAGGACAAGTAACTATGGTTGATTCCTTATTATTTGAAGGAAATTCCTTAAGTAATATAGATCCCTATATGTGGCTTCCTGATCCTTCTGTATCTAGTAATAATGTTCAGGATGGTGAGTTCTTAGGTTGGGTAGACCGTGATAACTATATGAATCTTCTAAGTGAAGAGAATCAGCCTAATTCTTCATTATTTAATGTTAAGTACTTAAAGTCTAAAAAAGATAAAAGGTCGACCTTCGCTCTTGATCAGAGTGATAGACAGAAAAGAACTGGAGGAGATAGCGAAATAAGTAGGTCTATGACTGAGACTACAAATCCTGTAGACAGAATAAGAATGTATATAAAGATTATACCTAAAGACTGGGAACTTTCTTCAAGTGAATATCCTGAGAAATGGTACTTTGAACTGGCTTCTGATGATATAGTTATAGCATGTGAAAGAGCTGAACATAATCATGGAATGTTTCCTATGGCAGTAGCTTCTCCAGAATTTGATGGCTATTCAATAACTCCTATAGGAAGAATGGAGATATTGTATGGATTACAGCATACATTAGATTTTCTATTTAATAGTCATGTGAGTAATGTGAAAAAAGCTGTCAATGACATGCTGATAGTTGATCCTTATCTGGTTAATATAGAAGATTTAAAGGACCCTCAGCCTGGTAAACTTATTAGATTAAGACGTCCTGCTTGGGGAAGAGGGGTTGATAAAGTTGTACAGCAACTAAACATAAGTGATATAACTCGTCTTAACATAAGTGACTCTGCTTATATCACTCAGTGGATGGACAGAATAAGTGGTGCAGATCAATCTATGCAAGGTGCTCTTCGTATGTCTGGTCCTGAGCGTCTAACAGGAGCTGAGTTTCAAGGTACTCGAGGTTCAGCAATTAGTAGACTCCAACGAATTGCTATGATAATAGGTATGCAATTCATGCAGGATATTGGAACTATGTTTGCTGTTCATGCTCAGCAATATATGACTCAGGAAACTTATGTAAAGGTAGTAGGTCGCTATGGAGAACAGCTTCAGAAAACTTTTGGTAAAGAAAGAGTAAGAGTTTCTCCTTATGACTTAGCTATCAACTATGATCTAATTGTAAGAGATGGTTCAATTCCTGGAGGTAACTTCTCTCAATCATGGGTTGAGTTGTTTAAGATAATAGGTACATCACCTGAACTTATGCAGCAGTTTGATGTAACTAGAATTTTTATGTATATAGCTCAGCAACTAGGAGCAAAAAACGTTGAGGACTTTAGACGTAACATGGGTAGACTTCAAGCTCAGACTATGCCAGATGAGACTGTGACTGAAGAAGTAAAAAAAGGTAATTTAATACCTACAGGAGTTTAATAATGGATGATGTAAAAGTACGTGCAACTCGTGATCAGATAGAAGATATCAAAACATCTATGTTCTGGATAGATGTAATGGATGAACTTAACAGATTAAAGATTGAACTATCTAATGAATATGACCTTGTTGGAGAGCCTATAACTGAAATTGACTTTGATGGAAAGAAGACTAAATCTTATCCATCTACTGCTGAGGCATTGATTCATTTAGGAGATATAAAAGGAAGAAAGAAAGCTATTGAATACTTTCTATCTCTTCCAGATATATTTCTAAATCTTTTGGAGGTAAAGAAAGATGGACGCAACAAAACCGACTGATACAGAATTAATTAGTTCTCTTCCTTCATATATAAGGGAAGTTCGTGCAGCAGTTAATGCACTATCTGGTGGTGGAGATGTAGGGGTGACAAAACTTACAGTCCCTGCTGGAGCAACATCTTTAACTATAGGGACTGACCTTGGAAGATATGGATATGAGATAGTAGTAATAGATGCAGTTGCTGCCATCAACCTTGCTACTATTCTTGGGGGAACTCAAGGTCAAGTCAAAGTATTTATATTCCAAGATAACGATATCTCTATAATTGATGGACTTATGCTGAATGGGGCTTTCTATCTCAATCAGCTTCCAGCACTCTCTTCATTCAACACTCAGACTAATGATGTTCTGGCTGTAGTAAACATAGGTGGAAATGGTTCAACTAATCATGGCTATTGGAAGGAGATCTTTCGACAAATAGCAGTAAAATAAGATCGTTTAATTATTAAACGAACTCAAACGGAGGTTAGCATGGTAATTAAGATGGAAGATGAAATAGGTACAATGAACAAACATTTCGATGAAGGGCTTCATACAGATGCTCCTGCTACTGAGAAGCCTACCACTGATGCTCCAGCTACTGAATCTGTAACTACAGAGGCTCCTACTACAGAAGCACCTGCTACAGAGAGTTCAACAACTGAAGCACCTACAACTGAGTCACCTAAAGATGAGAAGGATAAACTTATTGAAGAGCTTCGTCAGAAACTGGCTGATAAAGAAAAAGAGACTCCAAAGGGTCCTAAGACAGAAGCACCTACGACTGAACCTCCTATGACTGATCAAGACTTTGTAGGAGACTTAGATGTAGATGATGTAGTGAGAGACAAGGAAGGTTTTAATAAACTTCTAAATCAAGTCTACAAAAAAGCTGTCATTGATACTCGGAAGACTCTCGGTGAGACTGTGCTACGTAACATTCCTGACATAGTCAAGAATAACATAGTCTTAGTATCAGCCCTTAAAGAGGCCAGTGACAAGTTCTACTCTGACAATGAAGATCTTAAACCTTTTAAGAAAGTTGTAGCTGTTGTATTTGAAGAGACTGCTGCTGCTAATCCTGATAAGAAATATGATGAGATTCTGAAAGAAGTTGAAACTGAAACTAGAAAACGTCTTGGATTGAAAAGAGAAGCAATGAAACAAAAGAAAAGTGATCCTGTTCCTAAACTTCCTCATGCAAAAGGAGGTCCTAAGGAGAAAGGAACTAAACCTGACCTCTCACCAATAGAGAAAGAAATTGATGAGATGTCTAATTCTATAGGGAGGTAACAAAATGCTCGAAGATAGGTTTGCTCAACACGACAAAGAAGTAGTCGATAAGTTTATTGACCCTAACGCCAGTATTCTTATGACTACTCGTGATTACGTAGTTCGTCCAAGTGCAGATACTGCATCTGGACCTATCTATGTAATCTTACCGCCTGTTGCTGATGCAAAGGGACGCTTCTACTCTATTCTGGCTCGCAATGCAGATGCAGTGAATACTATAACAATCACAGACAGAGATGACTCTGAATGTTGGATTAACGATATAGTGTTCAATGGGAAGTGTGATCGTGTCCTTATGTACAGCGATGGTCTCGCATGGATTCCTTGCTCAGGTATAAGTAACTGGCCTGGAACTGCAACAACCGCTCCTGCTGGTACAACTGCTCCACCTGTTACTACAGCTGCTCCTGCAACTGGACAGGTATAGTAGATCAGACAAATTCATCTAGGAGGTAACTACTATGTTTTTAGGTATGCGTGGTACGGGTGACTGGGTAGCTGGCCAGCGCCCTATGAACTGGAGACAGCAGATATTAAAGCTGTATCCTAATGGAATGGCTCCATTGACAGCAATTTTGTCAATGTTGGGCTCAGAGAGTGTAGATGATCCACAGTTTCATTGGTGGACTCAGGAACAAACAGCTGTTGGTGGTGCAGTAGCTGGAGTATATACTTCTCCTGATCTCTCTGTAGCGTATGTAGGTGGTGGAGTAGCTGGGGATGTTCTTTACATTCAGATAACTACTCTTCTCGCAAACCGTATCCGTGAAGGGCATCAGATCTTACTTCGTGACTCTAGTGATTGGAGAGTTGATGTAGTAGGTAAGGTAATAGGTGTCGCAAGGGGCACAACGAACTCTGTAGTTGCAGTTAGAATACTTGAGGATGATAATAATGCTCCCTTAGGTACTCATGATCTCTCTGACTGCGACTCTTTCAAAATCATCGGTAACATCAACCCTGAGGGTGGTGAGATGCCTGATGCGATTGCTCTTAATCCTGTCAAGGTATATAACCTCACTCAGATCTTTCGTACACCTTTGTCAATCACTCGTACAGCTCGTAAGACAAAGCTTCGTACAGGTGACCAGTATCAGAAGGCTAAGGCTGAAGCTCTTGAGATGCACTCATGGGAAATGGAACTGGCCTTCCTCTGGGGAATCAGAACTGAGAACATCGGAGATAATGGAAAGCCTGAGCGTACAACGATGGGAGTTATAAACTTCATTCGTCAGTATGCAGCGGCTAACTGTGACGACTACTCATTGAATCCAGCTTATGCAGGTCTTACCTGGCTAAATGCTCTTGGAGGTAGAGTCTGGTTAGAGAACCTTCTCGAGCAGATATTCCGCTATGGTGCAAATGAGAAACTCTGTCTCTGTGGATCTGGATTCCTTCTTGGACTGAACAGAATTGCCCAAGCTTTTGGCACAATCAATCTTGTACCTGAGGCTAAGGTCTATGGTATGGAGATTACCAGGTGGGTTACACCTTTCGGTTCTATCTATCTGAAAACTCATCCATTATTCAGCTATGATGCAACAACAAGGTTTATGGGTATTCTGTTGGAACCTAAGGAAATGAACTATAGGTACATTGATGATACAGCTTTCTACGGTGAGAACTCTAGCAAGACTCATTCTGAAGGCTATGGACAGCGGAGAGTTGACGGCACCAATGAGGAGTATCTCACTGAGTGCGGTCTTGAATTTGGGCTCCCACAGAAATGTGCGGTGCTCAATGGAGTTGGCCTAGACAACGGTCTCACGCCGTAAGCTAACCTCCAGGGCCAATAACGGCTGGGGTGGGTACTCCTTCCCTGCCCCAGCCTATTATATGAGGTGAATTATGTCACTAACTATAGACGAGGTAAAGAAAAGAAAGATAGACCTTGAGGGTAACATCCTTAAACTTGTACAATCCTTTGAAAAAGAAACTGATTCATTTATTAGTTATATAAGCTTTGAGAGAAAAGTATCTAAGAATACTAAGAAAGGTCATATATCTGAAGCTATAGCAGTTCCTGAGCCTGAGAGAGATGGACCTATAGCAAACGTGACTGCAGACTTGAGGTTTGACATATGAATCTATTACAAGTTCGTACAAAGTTTAGACAGCTAAGTGGTCGGTTTGATCTAGTCAATACTGACTTCTCAGATAATGGAGCTGACTTCTTCATCAATGAAGGAAGGAAGTTCCTTGATAGATTAGATGAGACTCAGAAATCTTGGGGAACTTGTTTTAAAACAGTTGAAATTGGTCTCTGGTATGCAACATTTCCTTATTGTAGAGCTATCAAGGAAATCTGGGCTGCTTCAACAACTGAAAGATGGCAACTGGAAAAGAAGAATATTCAAGACCTCATGGCTGGATATCTTACTGGACTTCCTAGTTCAAGGGAATCTGGAGAACCGCTTTACTACTCTCCATGTATTACTAGATATATACCAGAGAATGCTACAGCTCTAGATATGGAATCTTTTATAGGTTGGGTAGATATTCCTTCTGGTAATGCCCATGAGTTTAATTCTATTCTACTAGATGTTCCTACAAGTGAGAAGTTAACTATTCAAGTTAATGGACTATTTTACTCTGCCGAACTTGTTAATGATACAGATGAGAACTACTGGTCTGCTGTTCATCCAATGTTGTTATATATGGCTGCTATGAGACAAGTTGAGATAACTAATCGTAATACTCAAGGAGTCAAAGATTGGGAAAACTCAATAGCAGTAGAGATGAAACAGCTTGGAATGGACTTGGTTGAGGAACTTATAGCAGAAACTTCTGAAATGGAGGACTAAGATGGAAGATAGAGTTAAGAAACTTGAAACTATAGTTACTAGACTTTCTCGAAGACAGAGGAAAACTTCTTCTGCTATTATAACTCCATTCCCTATATCTAACGCAGTATTTGGAGAAGAAGTAAAAGGTGCTGTTCTTCGTTATATGTTTCCTTGTGAAGGGAAAATAGTGAAAGGAGCTATTGACCTTGGAAAGAAACCTAAACAGAATGTGACTGTAAGTATTAGTCTAATAGGTGAACTTGCTGGTAAGTCAGTAGCTGCTATAATGTCTAAAAGGAAAGTAACTGTAGAACCTAACATAGAGGTCTCTGCATTTGATAGACTTACTATCTCCATCTCATATGATGCTGAGAAGCCAGAGAATAACATTACTGAGTTCTGGGTTTCTTTTCTTTGGGTTCCTTCTGTTAAAGATACTGTAGCTAAAAGCTATCTAATTGAGGAGCTTGAAAATGATATATCTAAAGAAAGTGAAGGACTGACTGAAGGACAACTGTCAGTTGACAGTGGAGATGAGTGATGCCTTACAAAATAAAAGGAAATACTGTAGTGAAGAAGAATACAGGAGAAGTAGTGGGACACAGCAAGAGTCCAAAGAAGTACATGAGAGTACTTCAGGCAGTTGAACACGGGTGGAAACCTTCCAAGAAATCTAAACATCACTCAGCTCAGGATGGAAAGTTTATTGATGATAGGAGATCATTGTGAGAGAGTTTGAATTAGTAATTGATAAGGCACTTAGTAATGGTTTATCTCCTTATGAGATAGTTCCAGCTAATACTCAGATATTAAAAGAGTGCCTTGGATTCAGATGTGGAAAGCTAGGGCTTGAGAAATATAGATTACTTAGAAATCCTATATCTCCACTCATAGAGATGTTCTATAACTGGCCATTTCCACAAGTTTTAGTTGGAGAGAGATATAATTTCTTAGTAATAAGAGATTCCATCTTTGGTCATATGGATATAGTATATTTACTAAGCGATGATGGAGATACTGTTACTCTTATATTTACAATAGATGAGATGACCTTTGGAATTGGCACTTTAATGGAGGTTGCTGACTTTGGAGAATATGCCTTCATGACCAATGGAGTTATTATGATCTATTGGAATGTAGCTTTAAGTGCATGGCATCCAATAGTAGCAAGTGCAACTATTCCTATGATGAGAACTGTATGTAACTTTAAAGGTCAAGCTGTTGGTGGGAATATAGTAAGTGCATGGCATGACTGTGATGAAACTTATTATGTTTGGTCTAAGATCGGAGAGATAGATTTTACTCCAGGAAGGAATAATGAAGCTGGTTATAAAAGAGATCCTTATGGAGGTGAAGTCTATCATACTAGAAGATTAGGTGATGATGTGATAGGTTATTCATCTAAAGGAATTACTAAACTAAGTCCAGTAATGTCTCCAGCTGCTACTTTTGGATTCACTGAATTAAGTGATATAGGACTTATAAATAGAGGAGCCATCAATGGAAGCTTTGATCGTCATGTTTATGTAGGAGAAGATTATATATTAAGAGAGATAACAAAACAAGGAGTAAGAGAACTCGGATATCAGAGCTATATGGAACTTTTAGCTGAAGAAGACATAATAGTATCTTATGATAACTCAAAGAAGGATTTCTATATAGGAAATAGTACAAAGACATTTCTATTATCTGATAAAGGATTAACAGAAATCACTCAGCATCCTTCATCTGTATGGAGAAGAAATAAAGAGACTTTTATAGTTCCTGATACTGAAGATACTGACAAACCTTATATTTGTTCTGAGCACTTTGACATGGGATATAAAGGACAGAAAACAGTAGTATCTATAGAAACAGATGCCATGCAAGTTGTTGAACCTGAAGCTGGAATTGACTGGGCTAATGATCTAGTTAATTGGGGAACTGAACATTATAGTCCTATCAATGATGTAGGTATAGCATCTAATACTGTCTCAGGAAATATGTTTAGATTTAGGTTAAGATTTACAAGTGTATATGATTCGTTTAGAATAAGGTTTATAAAAGCAAGATACAAAATGACTGACTTAAGGGGTCTAAGAGGTATATATGCTCCTCCTATTCGTGGGCA